CCTGTTGCCGGGTTTATGTTTTGACCTGCTAATAATGTTCTCATGGTATATTGTTTTATATTGTTTTTATATCGCAATCATGGATACTATTTCAACAACATTTGCTGTTAAATCCATTGTACTATTAACGGTTGTGAATCCTGCTTTTACTACACTATAGTTAATACTTGCTTTAATTTCGTTTATATGTACTTGCCCGTTTGCGTCGGTTATATAGTCGCTTCCTTCAACTGATACCGTTGCTCCTACTACGGGGTTTCCGATGTTATCATTTACGCTTATCGCGAAAATGAAAGTATCTCCTGTTGTTTTTAGTAAGCGCACGCTATGCGCCCAATCGCTCACAAATCCGGCAATTATAACGTTATTTGTATTATGATTCGCAACATACCCTGCGTTTGTAACGAGATCACTAACTATTAAGGCGTTTGCAATTTTATAATTATGATAAGTGTCTGCTATCACTTCGTATGTTCCTGCTCCTGTCCATGCAAACCCATAAGTATCCAATCCAAGATCAGAATCCCATGAAGTTAGTCCAACTTCCTTTAATTCTCTACTCGCTATTGATTCACCTCCGGTATGACTAAATAATGTTTCGTATTCAGTTTTAATAGGAATTGAAAACGAACTAATAAGCAAAGAGTGTGTTATTGCGCTTGACTTCGTATATAAGTAACCTAATTCAGGCACTAACCCCTGATTGCCGTTAGGAGGATACGAGGCATTTAACCCGTTATTGATATTCATATTTCTACTCCAAATCTGGTTACCTATTTTCACAGTAGGGATTATGTAGTTCATTATAATTCCCTGCGAAGCTGACGCGGTTAACGTATGTGTTTTTATTTTGAACCCTGATAAACCAAGCGTTATCAAATCATCTTCATTTGCTGAAATCGTAACCTCTCCATTTATATCAGTTGTTCCTAATGTGATATCTGATAGTTTAACAACTACGCCCTCCTGAACTAAATCATGTTCATCTTTAACTAGTAAATTTATAATCAAAGGAGGTTCTGTATATTCTATATAAAGAAACGCAACCGTATGCGCTGGTTTTAATTTTAAAATAAGCTGCCGAAATTCGTCTTTTCTGTTTCTTGGAACCGTTACCACGCTTGGAAAAGAAGATCCGCCAATAAAAAAAGTATATCTTAATTGCTGAGCCCTGTCTAATTGTGATGTGACCTCGTATTTTGCAACTCCATAAACCGCTGTTCCGTATGAATTTTCACTAAACACTTTATCGAAAAATACTGAATCAATATCTTCGTTAATTGAATTTGCGCAAATCGTATACTCAACACCTTCGAGTACTCCTCCGTATTCAGAAACTCCATATGTGGCTAATCCGTATTTAACTGGCTGCGTTGCTAGGTCATTCGGATCCTGGACCAGCCAACCTCCTGAACCGTCCGGAAATCTATTTTCAGTAATGTAAACATCAAATCCGGCCGCTTGTAATTGGTCCTGTATAAATTGATAATGGCCCCGCTCGGTTATTCCATTCGGAAAAAACATTTTCCTGTTAATAGCTTGTTTTCTTTCTGATAATAATAGTGAGTTATTTTGTAAACCGAAATTCCTTTCCCAATTCAGTGCATCCTCTTCTGAAAACTCATCATTATCGGCAATATTTGTATTTAGGATGTTCTTTATCCAATCATATAATCGAATTGTACTTTTTAAATCCGCATTGATAAGTCGTTTACTATTCGAGGCTTCGGTGTCTGATGTCTGAATGAATTGATTTCCTTGGCCGTCAACCATAGGGTTTCCGATACCGTCCAGAAATTTAGTAACAAGCGTTTCTGATTGCTCAGAATCGGTCGCAAAATTCCAGACACTGCCCGTTGGGTAGAGTTGTTTGTTTAATTCTTGTAGTTCAATTTTAGAGCTCATTAAATTGGGTCTCCATTATTCTCGATAATACTTAAAAAAGGATAATCACCATCAAAAAATTGATGTGAACTCTCTCCAACTCCTCCAACTGTCATTATCAAAGCTGAATAAGTAATTCCAGTACCTGCAATTAAATTTGTTGTTGTTGCTATTAATTGAGATATGGTTAAAATATCGTTTTTACTTTTTAAGCTTTGAGCTGATGCAATAAATGGGCGTATCTTATAAAGTAATTCATCAATAACCGATCTTAATTGGTCTGAAATGCTTTCATCTGAAAGGTCTGTGAAGAATAGATTAACCGCTACAGGTGATACAGGTAGAGGGAAAATATTAAACACACTCATAGGTCTTCGTCCTCTTTGGTCAAGATCGCTGTAAACTAAAGCTCCTGATTCTGGTGTTAAACCAATTTGTTTTGTATAAACATCATTAATTGTCTGCTGAGTCGGAACGCCTGGAGTTTCCAATGGTGCACTATTTTCTTTTGTTGCTTCGATGAAAACATTTATATCACCAGCACTTCCTAATTTTGCGTAAGGGTAAACGGTTCTTACTTCAGGAACATCTGAGGCCCAAAGTCGATAATCGGAACCCGCCCCACCTTGAGGCTCTAATTGGGCGGCCTCTACAACATCAGCTCTGTAGCTTTCGATTGATTCAGCCGCTGATGGTTGCACGGTTATTACGGTTACTTTTGCTTCGCTATCCACATCAGCAATCGGAGCTGTAGCTGTTATAAGATCGTCTATAAATAATACAGAAGTAGTTCCAACGGTTAGCGCTCGAACTTGCAAAGTATCAGTTGTAGCCGTTAAAGTTTTTTCGATATCTACCACAAAAAGAAATCCCGCCGCTAAAGTATTGTCATTAGCTTTGAATGTCGTTCCTGCCGTAATTACTGCGCCAATTTCCCCAGTTACCTCAATTGTGTATTCTCCTGCTGTCGCTGGTGCAGGTGTTCTTTTTAAAGAGCCTAAACCGTAACGAATCAATTGGCTTATTTCGGCAAGATCTGGAAAAACATTTCTTTGAACAGCTGCGGCATATAAGTAAATAGGATAATGCAATCCTGCAAGAACTTTTGCTCTTACCTCGTATGTCCAGCCCAATTGATTCACATCCACTTCAAATTCCGTGGCGTAATCGTTTAAAATCGCTTGATATATTTCATCTATGCTAGGAATTGCCATTATAATATGTTTTGTTCAATTACTTCGTTTTTTGTCGAATCCCAAACCAAAGCTAGGCTCGTTGAATTCTTTGCACTTGGTTCTTTTATGGTAATTAATATTTTTAATCTGTTCAATTCCGGATAGGTAACATCAACAGTTATTTTTCCAAATTCTTCTAAGCTTTTTACATCTCTTTTTACTGTCTGCTCAATTAGGCTTCGGTTTCTACTTGTTAAAGCGATTCCTCGAATAAACTTTTCGGTTTCAGAATTTATCCACTTGCTTGAATTATCTATTTTTTTATTTCCCCACCAATCAATACTCAATTCAGCCGGGCTGTTTTCTTTTTTTGTGATCTCATTTACATTCCCGCCGAACATTAATAAATAAGCTAATATTGCAAGCGAATTCGTTTGAACAATTTCATAACTTCTAAGAAGTAAAGAACCTCCGTTACCATCTTCGTATATCGATTCATTTAAAGTGCCTGTCATTCGTTTGTCTTACTCATTTGTACTGGAAAACTGCTTACCGCTTCTGTCTCGAAATTACTCCCTGTATTATCATTTATATTAACCGATACCTCTTGTTTGCTCCTTATTTCTTCGCGTGAAATGCTTTCTTGAGCGGCTGTTGTTTTTGTTGTGGACAACTCTTGTTTTGGCGTACCGTCTATATCTGCAACCAAATTTGCTTGGAACTGATTGACTTTTGCTAATGCATCACCTCCGATTTTACCGAAACTTATTTTGTTTAGCAATAATAATACAGCTCTCAATGGCTGAATAAGCATCAAAACAATAATCTTTCCAACTTTCATAATTCCACCAAAAGCCGTTCGTACGAATTTTGCAAACCCACTATCTGAAGTTTTAACCCAGTTTACGATATCTTTCCATTTCACAACTAACAATACAATTATTGCTATTAAGGCAGCTATACCGACTATTATCAAGCCAATAGGATTTGCCGTCATTGCCACATTAAAAAGCCACTGTGCTGCTGTCGCTATTAATACAGCTGCTCTAAAAGCTCCGTATGCAACTGCGTTTCCATGAACAGCAAAGGCCGACGCCCCGGACATTGCTGCATTGATCCCTAGAGCTACATTAAAAGCCGCTAATATCACACTATTAACAAGCATTACCGCTTTAAAAGCAAGCATCCCAGTTTTAATCGCCAAAAATCCAACTACAACCCATTTCAATGTTTTTATTAGGAAATTACCCTGCTCAGCAAGTTTTCTTATTGCTAATTCTGTATCCGTTAATTTATCGGCTGCTTTTGCTGTTCCTGATGCCATTGAAAGCATTTCAGTTGCTACTTTAACAATAGTTTTTAGAGTGTTTGAAATACTTCCGTTTCCATCTTCAATCGATAATATAAACCCCTCCCATGCACTTCCTAATATGGTTACGCTACCTTTTAAAGTATTCAGTTGTTTTGCTGCTGCAACTCCTGCTGTTCCTCCTGCATTTTGAAGGGCTTTATCTAGTTTTATTATCTGTTTAGTGTTTTTAGCTAATATAACAGCTGCTACTGCTCCGCGCTTTCCGAACAATTTATTCGCAAGAGTTAATTTATCAGTGCTTTTACTTATTTTCCCTAAAAGTTTTTCATACGGAACACCACGTTTTGCAGCTTCCAGGAAAATATTTCTCAAGGCAGTCGATGAGCTTGATGCATCAATTCCAGCGTCTGAAAGATTTCCCAACGAAGAAAGCAGTTTTGTAAATGGGACTTTTGCGGCATTTGCTGCGCCAGCTACGATTGGCAGCGCAGTTTGTAATTTTTCAAAATTAAGCGCTGATTTCTGAGTTGATCTAGTGAGCTGGTCAATAATTTGAGGCGCATTAACCGATTCAAAATTATCAAATGACTTAACCATTGCGCCAACAAGCTCTGCTGTATCTGCCAACTCTGACTGCATAGCAACCGAGCCAGAGATTGTTGCGGAAGTCATGTTTAGAATGGATTTTCTTTCAAATCCCAAACGTGCAAAAGCCTCCTGTAATCCAATTACTTCTGTGGCTGTTTTTGCGGTTGTAGCCCCTAAAAATTTCGCATTGACTGCTAGTTCTTTGTTTTCCTTAACCGTGACATTCATCACAGCAGCCAAAGATGCATTTGCCTGTTCGAAATCAGCAAAAACGCTAATTACTGACGTGGCAGCGGTAAGAAGCAAAGCGCCTCCCATTACTAAGCCAAGGCCACCAACGGCATTTTTTAACTTCCTTACTCTTCTTTCAACTTTTGCGAATGCAATTTCAGTTTTTTTAGCAAAGGTTTTTCCAGCCTTTGACATCTGCCTGTATGTTTTAGACAACTTATCTTGGCCTTTGAAAATTGCTGAAGCTGTAAAAACTGCACCCATTATTAAGTTGATTTTATTTTTTTATTTTCTTTTTCTATCCATTCAGCCCACCAATGTAGGCCGTGAATGTCAAAGTTATCATTGTACATTTCGTGAAGAATTGCGGGTGATGCCCACCCGCATTCCATTCCTATTGCGGCGAAAACGCTTTGTATATCGTATCTATACTCTATGCTTCGCCACGCGAAAAAAGCGTGTAAACAGCTTGAGCCATCGCCATGTCTTTATTCCATAACTGACCTAAAATAGATCTCGAAACACCTGTTAAAGTTGCTATATACGCACGGGTCATTGGTAAAAAGTCTTCAGGTTTTACTCCTTTCATATTAGCTTCAAGCTGGTGCGCTTTATATCTATTTTTGAAAGTTAATTCACTGTAAGTAATATCACCTGATACTTGATTCTTAATCGGTTCTTTTAAAGTATATACAAGCTGGTTTTCCTCACTAAGAATAATAGATCCTGACATTATGCCACGAATAACACGCTCCCGCATTGCGTCGTCTTTTTCTTTCTTCTTGGTTTCACCCTCTTCTAACTCTTCGTTCAAATCAATATCCAAACGTAGATCTTCAGGAACTTCTAAAAAATCGTACCACTTGTTCAATTCTACAATAGCGACATCGCGACCCATCACAGCCGCTTTGTCTGTTTTTTTCTTTTCCATCTCTTTTTATATAAAATTAACTTTGCAAATCTAATCTACCGCCACCGCCACCTTTAAAGCCTATGGTTCCTGACTGTTTGTTTTCCTGCAAATCACCTTTTGGTCTTCCTAAACCTTGTCTGGTAGTCCCATCCATATATGTTATAATAAACGTACCGTCCAGGGGGTTTTCCGTCATTGCTTGCAGAGCGTCTAAATCACCGGGTTTTGCAATAATGGTTTGCTCAGCACTCCAAGGGAATCTATTCAATTGGTTTATCGGTGTTCCGTTTGCCCCAATATTGCCGTCATCATCATTGGCTTTGTAACCACCTAACATGATAGTCGCATCCTCTCCGCTTTTCGCCTCTAAAAGCAAGTCATCCAATTCTGGGTGCTGTATAGCAATTTCTCTTATATCTCCTGATACCATTTCTTATCCTCCGAAGTTAAATTGTGTTTCATTAGTGGTTGATCCAACTCTTGCTGTTCCGCTTCTTTTTGTCCCAAATGCCGCTTCTAAACGATTAGGGTTAGATTCCCCTATTTGCACTTGTAGTGACGCTTTCGAAAAAGCTTGGTCAACTATAAGTCCTTTATCTTCTGCAACTGGAAAATATTGTGTATTAAGAACTCCTTTAAATCTCTTTGGGCTTATCGTATCGGCTGCTGAACTAATTGACGCGTCCGAAATAAGTGTTTTACCTTTAACGTATATATCATATAGTAAAGTATACATATATTTCATATTCCAATCAACTCCAACTAAATCACGTACCCATCTGAATAAAACCGCTGTTTGTGGCTCGTCGTCAGGATGGCTTGTTGTAACCAAATCAACTATTTCGTATTTACTTGAATTCACCTTTACAGTCGAGCCGCCAACTCTTACAATGCTTTCTCTGTTTGTAGGGTTTGAAAAGTCTCCAATATCTGCCGCTGTTGGCATGTCTGGATAAGTTCTTCCTAAAGGGTCTGATTGTGGAGTATTTTGCGCAATTGCTGCATAAATCAAAGCAACGTTTGCAGGAGCATCAAAACTAAAACCTAATCAATTTGGAGCTGGACAAAATGCGTTTGTCATTTCATCTTTCCTCGCGTCAGTCATTGCCGAAACTAAAGCAACCCTATTTGCTGCGTTATTACCAAATAAAGCAATAATAGGCTTGAAAACAGTTGATACATAACGGCCTGATTTATCGTTTGCATTACCGTTAAACAACTCTAAAGCATCCAGTGTCGCTGAATCTGATCCGACAGCATTTATCAATAATGTATTCCAGCGATCTCCAAATTTGCTTGTCCCGTCGGCTGTACTTGCTAAACCTGAACCAGCAACGTTTGCATCTTCTGAGTATGTAATTCCACCTGGATTTCCTCCAGTATCAACTGTAATTGTAAGCTCATCCGCTGTGATTCCTTTCCATTTTGAAGTAAAAACCGCATCGTCTGCCAAAACTGTTCCGATTACTGGAGTGCCTAAGATACCGTTCACAACGTCAATCATCTTTTGCGAAATTTCCGCAGCTTCATCACCGATTTCAACACCAAATGAATAAACAGAACCGTCTAACTGGTCACGCCCTGCAACAATTAATTTATGTGTAACGTTTTTTGTTGCCGCTCCTACTATACCCAAAGTGATTACTTTCGCAGCTGCTCCAACAGCTTCTTCAATCGGGTAAATAATTGTAGGAATACCGCCTAAAATATCACCGCTTGCTGGGCGTAAAATTCGCGCACATAAATGAGCGGGTGAACCATAACCAAAAGCAACGCCAACTTCGTTTGCTGATGTGAATTCCAAAGGATCCGTGATCGCTTGGTTTGCGGTGTTTTTCTCTGCTAAAACCGCAATACTCTGCGGAAGGTTTCCTGCCTTGATCCCTGCAAGGCTTGCTTTTATCGCATAACCAGCAATAGCCGATACACGGGATAAATTAACTGCTGTACTTAATGCTGGCATAATTTTATTGATTTAAATTTATACTATTCCGGTGTATTATCTGTTTTCCATACATAACCCTTTTCAGTGTCATATAATCGCATTGTTGTTTCATTTATATAAAGC